TGTCCAATATTTTTTTCTATACCTGCCTTTAAAGCATTATCAATAAGGCGACGAATATCTTCATAATTTCCTAATTCAAGTAAATCTACAGAGGAAAGAAGTGCAGATTTTAATGTTTGGTTTCGACAAAAATCAAGAAAGGTTTGTTTAACATAATCAAGATCTGGAGAATTAGTAGATTTAAAAGTTTCTTTTAATTGTTCCTTTACAGCAACTTGTTGAATTTCATTTCTAATTTTTTCTACTTCAACCTTAAATACCTCCATTGTAGGAGTAGTTCTAAATTCATTAAAATACTCAAGAGTTTTAGATATAATCCATTTATTAGCTTCATTATCAAAAAAATCAGGTGAAACAATATCTGCTACCTGCTGTAAGAATTCTTTATCCTTAATAAGGGACGATAATGTCTTAATTTGAAAATTATGTCCATATTGTTCTAATTTACTCATGTGTTATTTTTGCAAGATTATTTAATTTAAGGAAATTCTCAGTCAACCAAATATCAGGGTTTTGTAAACTATTTCCCATATAATCATTATTATATAACATAATAAAATCATTTCTGTGGAGTAAGTTCATTGGACGAGAAGATAAGTCATTTATTTGCATTTTTATATTACCCGATATTAGGGGATCCTTAAGGGACATCATCTTTTCATTAGTCTCTAGATTACTTTTATTTTCTACTATACGTTTATGCATTAAAGTATCTTGAGTTGTTGCATAATGTACAAGATAATCTAGATTTAATTCTTTACCTGTGATTTCTGGTATTACTTTAGTCATTTTCTTAGCACCTAACCCCTTAATACCTTCAAGATTGTCCGATTTATCACCTAGTAAACATTTATACATTAAAAAATTATGAGCTGGAATACCATATTCTATAAATATTTGTTCTTTAGTATAGTATTTACGTTTATTAGGTGACCAAACAACAATTCTGTCATTTACAAGTTGTAGGAAATCTTGATCTGCAGACATGATAATGACTTCTTTTTCTAATATATTTTGGCTTAAATACGCTATAACGTCATCAGCTTCAACATTATCTATACCATAAACATCAACAGGAAGTAATTCTAAGTAACTAAGTAGTCTTCTAAATTGGATTTTCATTGCTTCTTTTTCCTCTTCTAATGAATTAAAAGCATCAAATTTAGTAACACGTTTAGGGGTGCGATTAGATTTATAGTTAGGGTTTATTTTTTTTCTCCTTTTACTACCTCCAGCACCATCATAAACTACTATAACTCTAGTAGGAGACATTTCACGAATAGCAAATGCTAAGGATTTCATAAAACCCGTAATACCACCTACAGGTACACCTTTTTCGTTTAAAGAACCATTTACGGCAAATGCCCTTAAAAAAATGTTTAACCCATCAATAAGAAGCACCCTATCATTAGGGTGCTTCTCTTCTAAGGTTATATCGTTTAAAATATCTTCAAATTTATTCATTCTCTACTATAGTTTCATCAGGATCGCGATCTAGACCTTCTTCTTTTTCGTGGCGATATTTCATAATATATTTGTCACAAAGGGATTCATATAGTTCTTCCTTAGCTGTGGGGTGGCTTTCTAATAAATCACCAAATTCCTTAGCTAAAAATTGGTGTGTTTCACCATCGGCTGTTGTGTACTTATACCATGCTCCTCCTTGTTTTACAACACCATATTCCTTAAGTAATTTTAAGGTACCAAAAACATCATCAATCCCTGAGTCATAAAATACACTATAACGTACTTTTCGATTAGGGGGGCCTAGGCGGTTTTTTACAACTACACATTCTACTTCTTGACCAACTACCATATCAACTCCATTAACTTTTTCTTTAATCTTACCTACTCCTTTAAGTCGTAAGCGAACTGAAGCGTGGAATTGTAAAGCTTTACCTCCTGATGTTGTGTATTGATCACCAAACGGCATAGCGTTTAGTTTTTGTCGTAACTGATTTGTAAATACACACAGGATTTTTTGCTTGCCTATTAAGTTAGTAATCTTACGCATTGATTTAGACATAATGATGGCTTTTGCCGTTGCATATCCATCTTTATCATAATCGGCAGCAGATTCAATCTTAGTAGTGGCGGCGGCTACACTGTCAACAATAATTGTAACTAATTTATCTTTATTTTTTTCGCGAATTTTAACTATAATGTCTTCCATAGCTTCAAAAACGTCCTCTATTGTATTAAGAGGAATATAAAGCATATCATCAACATCAACTCCTATGGCGGTTAAAAATTGAGCATCTAAAGATGACTCAGTATCAATATAAATTGCTACACCATTTTGTTTTTGTGTAGAAGCTATAACGTGGGCTGCAAGGAGGGATTTACCGCTTTGCTCTAGACCCGTAATCTCAACAATTTTACTAACAGGCAAACCCCCGTTTGGTCTGTTAGAAATCGCTAGATCTAAAGGTGTGCATCCAGTGGATACCCATGACGTAACATCTGTTGGCGATTCTTCTCCTCCATTAAGGAAGTATGCAACCTGGTTATATTCTTTCTTGAATTTTTTATTTAACGATACCGCTAATTCTTCAGTAAGACTTTCCCCTTTAGGGGTTGCTTTGTTGGATTTTTTAGCCATATTAGTTAAATAAATCGTCTATTTTAGAGTCAAGATCAACTTTTCCTTTTTCGGGTTCAGTAGCGGCAACTGTTTCTGTTTCTTCAGATGGTGCTAGGTACTTCTGAAGAGATGCTTTCATTTCATCAAATGAGTATCTATTAAATAACTCTACAGCATTTTTCTGATTTTCAAGATATCCTTCAGCATCTTCACCATTCTTAGAAATAGGAGATTGAACTGGCTTAACACGAACTGTAGTAGTATCATACATTTTACCTGTTTCTTTAGCAGGAATGACTTCAACTGTAATATCTCTACCCGCAGCAATGTCTGTAATGTCACCATAATCTTCATCCATCATGACTCCTAAAAGTTCTTGATAAACCATTTTCCCAAATTCCCAAAAACGTACTCCTTTATCCTCCTCACCACGTACTAATACTGGTGCTAAAATACGCATTTTAGGAAATAATTTTTTAGCAAGAGCAACATTATCTGGATCGTTTGTTTTACGAAGTTTAGAAGCAAACTCTAAAATAGGATCAGACTCATCAAAATTTGATAGAGCTAACATTCTAGGTTTATCAATACCAAAATAAAAATACAACTCCGTAAAAGGAACATCTTTATTATGTTTATATGGTACAATACGTACTATAGATTTTTCACCACTTGGTGGTTTCCAAAAGTTCTTTTTAAAATCACTACTGGATTTTCCATTGGACTTATTTTGTAAGCGGTCCATACGCTTTCTAATTTCATCTAGATTCATGACCTGTTAATTTTGACGAAATATACGAACTTAGGTCAGTAAAACCAAATTTTTCCAGGGGGCTTTTTACAAACAGCTAAAATACCTTTCACCTCTATCACAAAGAATTGTTATAGCAGTTTGTTGGTTATTATCCCTTAACCATTGAAAAGCAGCCATTACATTTGCTCCTGCTGATATTCCTACAAATAATCCATATTTTAAAGCTAAATGTTTTGCTACTTTTTTTGCGCATTCTGTGTGTACAGTCCTAATGCCATTTATTTTATTTAAATCTACTAAGAACTTACTTCCATCCCCAATACCTTGAATTCCATGTAGGCCTGGCTCTCTCCCTGACATAACTGCACTTTCTTCTGGTTCTACAGCTATTAAATTCATTCCTGGAAATTTTTCTTTAAGGTACTCTCCACAACCCATGATAGTTCCTCCTGTTCCTGTTCCTACAACAAATGCTTGGGGCCATGATGAGGTGTAATCTGTAGCTGTTAATTTTCTAAATTGTTTATTAATTTCGGGACCTGTTGTATTATAATGTGCTAATACATTTAATGGGTTATGAAATTGATTGCAATTAAACCACCCAAAGGATTCTGCTAGAGTGTTTCTAGTTTCTATTGCTCCATCAAAATCTCCTGCATCTACTTGTATTAAACTAGCACCATAAAATTTTAACATTTGCTTACGTTCTTCACTCATATTAGAGGGCATTACAATTTTCATCTTATACCCCCTCTCTGCTGCTAACATAGCAAAAGCAATTCCAGTATTACCCGAAGTTGCTTCTATTAATGTATCGCCTTTCTTTATAAGTTTGCGATCCTCGGCATCATCTAAAATATATGTTGCCATTCTATCTTTAACTGAGCCCCCAGGATTCATAAATTCACATTTACCCCATACTGTGTATCCTCCTAATCTGATGGGGATAAGTGGAGTATTACCTACATAATTTGATAATCTCATAACCTTTTATTTTATTATACTTCTCTAATGTCTTTTAAGCGTGTTCTTAGCTTTTTAAATCCCCCAGGACGAGTTAATAGGAGAGAATTTCTAAAATTACTCCAATCAACTTGGTAGGAAGTATCTAAAATACCATTATTTAAATATTTTATAACCTCATTTAGGGCATTTATAGTATATAAAGTGTTTGTTTGTTTTTTTCTGTGGACCAAAATAGTATTAGGTAGGTGTAAATTATAATTTCCAGAAGGGATATCAATATTATAAGTTAACATTAATTTATCTTCATCTATAGAAGACAGAATAAATATTTTATTGAATAAAACTTCATACTCCCCTACTATCTCATCTATGACTACATCTATTTCCTCCTCCTCAATAAAGGTGCAGTAAAGTTTATTGTTCATTGTGTGAATTATATTGTTCACACATAAATATCAAGGGGCCTCAAGAGAAGAGTATATATTTCCCTTCTTTAATTTTATTGGAAAGTCAGATGAAATTAATTTTTTTAAAGATTGAAGTGTTTCTTTACCATCCTCTAACGAAAAGTCAAATAGCATGGAGTCATACACATATAACACCATCTTAGTTTTTTTACCTTTTAAAAAGCTAAATATTCGCGATAGTAAAGTAATGTTATACTCAGTTTCAAATGCTTGTATGTAGTAGTTAAATAGCTTTTGTGGTGTTATGTTTTTATAATTACCTTTTAAAAGCCTACGCCTTGAAATTGGAGTTTTAACGAATCCTCTTTCATTAAATTCCTCCCACAAGGCATCTATAAATTTTTGGGTTTTATTGAAATACTCATGTTTAAGATATTTTTTAGATATACCCCCATACATTTGTTGGAAGGTTAGTTCTTTGCTTTTTTTATACATTTTCTTATCTACCTCCTCAGTTTCAAAATACATTTTTGCTAGTTGAATATGTACAGATTCTTTACTATCTATAAAGTGTCCTATTAAGTAAGCTATAATTCGAGGGTGATAGCCCTCATAATCCATTTCAACCAATACATCATTGTTTGCTTCAAAAGCATCTCGCTCTCCACTGTCGTGTTTTAAAGCTGAGAAGTTTATTTTATTGAAGTTATTAGTAGGACGACCTGTTGTTGTGCAAAAATTATACCAACCATATATTTTATCATCTTCAATGCTAAACTTTTCCTTAATGTCGAAGTGCTTTTTAAAGTCACTATTAATTTTAAAGCCTTCACTTACCATTTTAGCTAAAGTTGGTGTAAGTATTTCATTATACCATTTATTTGAAGCTTCACTCTTGTAATTAGTAATATATGGATTTAACGCAGTGAATTCTTGGGTCAACGCCTCATAGTGCTTTGCTAGGGGAATTATTTTATTCACGTTGTTTGCGCCAAATTTGCGCTCATAAAATGTGTGGGCTGCTGTTTTAGGTAAGGGGTCTAGAGGCTCATTTTTTAGTAAGTAGTATATGGATTGTATATCCGTATAAGGGAGGTGGGGAAGGTGTAGTAAAGCTTTGGTTTTTTCTTTTACAAATATATTTGTGTAGGATTGTAAATAATTTAGTGGTAAATCTAATTCAAATGCCTCAGGATGGTTTAGATTAATAATAAATCCTTTTTCCTTACTAAATGAGTGAATATATAAAGCACATAAGGATTGTAGTTTAGGGTGGGTTTTGTCGTTATTTGTAATAAATTGAAGGTAACATTTGTTACCTTCATCTTTAAAAAATCTTTCTAATTGGTCCTTAGTTTCTATGAGATAGTACATATCTCAAATATATGAAAGCTTTTATTAGTATCCACCTCCTCTACTAGGGGATGTAGTAGTTTGTTGGGGTAAAGATTTAGGTGTTGGCTGTGGTGAGGGGGTTAAATTAGGTTGGGGTTGAGCAGAGATAACTTTATTTTGTTCAGAACTATGTATAGATTTATAAGCTCGACACCAATATTGTTCTTTTATATTAGCTTGCCATTTATTACAATTACCCTTTTGGTTAAAAATACAATTCCCACAATACTCATAATTAGGAACATTTGGGTTATCTATAGTGTTGATTTGTTTGTTTCCGGTTTGATAAGCAGCGGGTAGAACTTTGGGGATTATTTCCCCCGTAGGATATACCCTAGATATTTCCCCTATTTTTACTACTCCATATTTTAAACCAAATTGATTTTTATTAGGAAAAAAATCAAAAATACCAGGTAATTGATATTCTAACCCTCTAAGAGTTTTAGTATTATGATCTTCGTTGTCTTCATTTAAAGACCATTCTATTTGAAATACTTTATTGAGGGATTTATTATAATTTTTTTTAATAAAATTATTAAATGTAGTTTGTGAGATTTCTTGATATTGTTTAGTATTTAATCTTACCGAAAGATATCTATTGAAATACCCTTTACTATAATCTAAAACATTAGGGATAGGTTTGGTTGAAGGTATAGGTATATAATTATCTTGTTTACTTGCTATATTGGGTTTTAATGTAGAGTAAGTATCATTATTTTTACCTGGTTTAATATTTCTATTATATTGGATTTTTAGGGGTGTGAGTGCTCCAATAATATTACTAGGGTCTTCCCCCGCAAATATTTTTCCATTAGTAAGTTTAATATACTTTCCTATGTAGGGTTTATTAGTGGTTGATAATTTGTATGTGCCCCCATTAGTATATAATACTTTGTATTTATTTTTTGGTATGTAAGTCATTATTGATTACTATTTATTGCATCAACAGCGTATTTTATTTCGCCTTTTAAATAATTTAAATCATCAAATTGTTCAAAACTTTCAACCCATGGCTCTTCACCTTCACTTATAATAATATCAACTTCTATATAATAAGATGTAGTAATATAAGCTTCCCCACCAATAGTAGTAGTATTTTCAATAAGTTGTATATCATATCCTAAGTAGGTTTCAACTTCGGCCAATTCACTTTCACGAATTGGAGGAGTATATGGTGGAGGTTGATACATTTGCATTGCAGAAGCTGAAGTTATTGCTAATGTATCTGATCTCATCCAAACATCTCTATCTCCTTTAGTAAATTCGGATAGGGTTTGATCTCCCATGTAGTATGACCCCAAATCTCCACCATCAGTATCTATTGTATTGCCCTCTCTTACCCAATCTTTTAAGAATTTATCATCAACAGTGCTATCAAATTCTACACTAAACCAAGTATATGTAATATCTGTTACATCTCCTCCATTATAATTAGGAGTGCCATTACCCCCGAGGATGCCTATTTCCATAGCCTCATCATTAAATTCATATCTTTCTTCATTGATTAATATAAAATTTTCTTTGGGGATATAATATGTGTTAGGGTCATCTTCTCTACCATGAGTAGCGGGTGTTTTTTCTTCTTTGTATTTAAATATATAGCCTAAAGATTGGTCACCTTCTGCAGATACACCTTTAAAATATTTATGTGCATGCTCAGATAAAATACGGAGAGTACCTCCTTCATATCTTTCATACCATCTACCAGTAGCTGCCTCATAATTAGGGTTGTTAGAAAATTCTTTTGATGTTTTTACTGTTCCTAAATACATACCTTTGTGGTTATATGAGTCAAACATACCATAAGAATTGTCATCTCTGTCAAAGAAGCCACTCTCATTATTAACTGAGGGTCCTCCTTTATCCGTATTTCCTCTTAGGGTTGTATACCCAATTCCACCAAACCCTGATACATCACGACTATCAATACTTTCTAATGAAGTGTCTTTAATAAATTTTAAATAGAGGGGTGAGTTAGTAGTTGCCTTATTAATGTCAGTTATTGCCTCTTGTGTTTCATCAGTGTCACTTTCTGTTTCTGCTTGAAAGGCCCCTCCTGTTTTGGTTTCTATATCTGATGCATTTTCAGCACCCCCAGGGAGTCCTACTGCTACTCCTTTTATTTTAATGTTTGCTTCGGGTAAAATAGTCATTTTACCACTTATATCAGTAGTCCAATCGCCCCCTGCAGTAATTTTTTGTTCCTCATTAAATAATATAAATCCTATATTAGATTTATGATATGCCCTAGGTAGTCTATCTTTATGAATTTTAAATATATTACCAATTACCATACCAGAAATTCCATCTAAGGTAGCACTAAATTCAAGAGGAATAACAGAATTAAAGGAATTAACCCCCCTATCAATTGTACTAAGGTAAGATGCATTTTTTTGGTATGTTTTAAGACTACCTATTGTATTTCCTTCCCCTAAAATTTCTTTATCATTATCTAGGTTTTTTATATTTTTAAAAAAATTTGATCTATAGGTTATTAGTTCGTTTAATAATGTGGATTGTTGAGAGAGTATTTTACTACCTTCGGTGTTAATATCCTTTAGAGTTTTTTGAAAAGTAGATTCTGTGTCCTTACTTAATAATCTATTTTTTATAGATCTGTTAAAAGCAGCAAATGTAACACCATCTATATCTTGTATACTTCTAGGATCTTGTGCTTGTATTGCAATTGTAGCAGACATAGCACTTGGGACATTGCTAGTATAGTCAAAACTTCTTAAAATATTTTTATTACTAAATGGTTCGAATGTATGAAGATCCATAGGTACTTCTGAATTGTCTACTGGAAGGTCTATGATGAAGATATTATTTGATTCTTTATCATCTGTTAGAACAAAATTGTGATTAGGACACACTTTATTGACCTCCTTAAATATGTCCTTTACAAACATCCCTACACTATAACCTTCATTATCTGCATTTTTTTCAGCTATATTTAACAGCATCTTAACATTTAGGAAGATACTTCCTATCCTTCTTAATGTGTCAGTATCGTTTAACTTAAATTTAGAGTCATCCTTTAATGCTTCATTGAATACATTTTGTTGGTTATATAATAGGTCTTTAGTTGCTGAATTTGCTTCACCATAACCATACATACTTGCAATAAGTTCAAAGGGAATTCTACTAAGGTCGGGTTGATAACCTAATGTATCAGTTATATGTAAGGGGTCAGCATCAGGGGAAGCTTCTGCGGCTAAATTTTGGTCAAATTGAAGGGGTAATATACAAACATTAGCATCGCATGAGAAGTCTAATAACATATTATCCTCTGTAGAGCTTTCATAGGATACAATAGGGCAGAATAATAGAGGGTCTAATTTACTAGTATTTTTATTAATATCATATACTCTATCTGTGACTACTTTAAGGGGAGGAAGGCCCTTAGAAGATTTTGGTATTAAATAATCATTAATTAAAGCAGCTAATGCATCCCACCTTATATAAGCTTGTTTTATTCCTTCAAGATATTCATTAACTGCATATTGTCGACCTGTGGGGCTTGTAGCTGTTTTTACTTTATTTCCAGTTTGGGAGGTAGGAATAATGTAATTTTTTAATTCCTCTTTTGAATCTATATTAAATTTTTTAAATAATAAAGACTCAAAATCCGCGGATTGGAAAGTAAGTAAGTTTCTAAAAAGTGTACTAGCTGCTGTATCACTTATGTTACTCTTTGTATCTGCTCTCTCACCTGGAAGCGCTTGTCCTGAACGGGCTAATTTATTAAGGGAGGTATTTTTTGCCTTACGTGCTGCAATTTCTATATCATTTAGTCCTTCTGAATCTTCACCCCTATATGGAAATATTTTTTTTATAGTTTCGGTTGAATTTTCATCAAAAGTATCACCAAACCCAAAAATAGTATAATTATTTATAACATTTATAAGTCCTAATAAACCATTATATGTAGGGAATACTTGAGTAGCTATAGCTTTATCAAATTTTTCTCTAGTAACCGATAACATTCTTGCTCCCCTCCCACCTTCTATAATATCAGAGGTAATTTTTGTAGCTACACCCCCCACTACTATAATATCTCCCTCACTATCAGTAGTAGTGTTACCACTAGAACTTACATCTTTAGTAGTATTAATTATTGATACAGCAGGTATTTTAATACTTTCTATAACTTCACCAATTGAAGTTAATTCAGTAAAACAAGAATATCCCCCATCTTCTCTAGCTTTAAATCCAAAGTTTTTTACAAACCCCAACATCCCATCATAATTACCATCTTGTGATGATTTAAGGTTATTTATAGCATTAAATACTCTGTTTTGGGTTATATTATTAGTATATATGTCATTATCTGTTTCATTTTCTACTAATCTTAATTCATTTACTATTTTGCCTCTTGCCTCTTTACCTCCTGAGCTAGCAATGTAAGGACACCAACCCCACTCTAATAAAACCATATAACCAGGTCTCATATAAAGCATTTCCATTATTTCTAACTGCCTTTGATTGTGGACTTCAAAATTAATTTTACCTTCTCTTAAAGAACCATAAGCACTTTTAGTTCTAATTGTAGCATCTATAATACCAGGCATAGGAACAATTCCATAACCATCCTCTGATGCATCTGCTCCTATAGCAAAATCACCATATCCTAAATTTGTTTTTAATCCTGGTTTAGGGAATGATGCTCTTACTTGATCAAGTTTTCGTACTTTTCTTAGTCCTTGTGGGTTACCATTTTCATCTGTTGTTTGGAAAGATCTTGCAAAATCACTTAATATACCACCTTGTAATATAAAATTTTGGGATAAAGAAGCTCCTTTTAATCTATTAAAGCTCTGTCCTCCTAAATCCCCTATATCTAGCCCTACGTCACTAACGTAATCTGTTAAAGATGTTGCTCTTATAACACACTGTTTATTAAGTGTGTAAGTGTGGTGAGATCCTGGTTTTATTGTTACCTCCTCCTTATTCCAATTTGTAAATGTATGAGATGCATTTCTACGGTTTGTGTTGCCTTCGTGTTCATTAAATTTATCAGGGTTACCTATACTAATTAATTCTTCTCTAAGTTCTAATTGATTTCTTACATAACCCCTAAAGGTGTCTTTAAAAATACTCATCTTTTATTATTATTAAAACTTATAAAGTTATCTACATATCTAATAGGATCTGAGGGTATTCTAATTTGTTCACCTAAGGCTACATGATAACTGTCTTTTCGTAATTTATTTGGATTAGCAGCTAATATTACCCACCAATATTGTACATCCTTATAAAATTCAAAACTTAAATTATCTAATCTATCTCCATCTTGGGTTATAATGTAAATATCATTTTGACTTAAGGGGATTTCCGGTAAAATAGTATTGATATAATATCTTTTTCCACCACCACTTCTTAATTGTTTTATGTCGTTAAATCGTCTCATTTATGTCTATATCAGCTATTTCAGCATCTTTTGCTATACCATTTGCATCAAATTCATCTTGATCTTCATTATCAGATTGTTGAGCATATTTTCTATTACCCTTTACCCCAATTTCGGGGAGTAAAAATGGAGTTGTTGCGCTGTTTGAAGGGGCAAAGTTGTGTACTGGTTGGAAGGCACAAGAAACATCTAAAATGTGGGGATATTCATTTAAATCCTTATCTTCTCCTAGATCATCGTGTCTAATTTCCCAAGGATACGCTGTATTCCAGCTTAAATTTATCGAAGTAAAGAAGCCAGGGATTTCATTCATCCAATCACCAATAGTTAAGCGAGAAAATACTCCTCGCATTCTTCTATTTTTATATTCAGGAGCCGTTTGAGCAACTAAGTAATTTAATTTCCTCCATAAAGGTTTTTGTTCATGTCTTGTTTGTGTATGGATTTTAAATCCAAAAGATATTGAACGATCAAATCCCCCATAGGTATAGAACTTTTCAGCTCTACCATTATATTTAAAAGAATTCCACTCTCCCGAAAAATTATCTGCTACATTATCTAAAAGGGCTCTAAATAGAATCATATTATCATTAAGTGGATTAGATGTATCTACTACTGCTATTCTAAATTTAATGTAATCTTTAAAAGTACTACTAAAATCTTCATCTGGGCTATTGCGTTTAAATATACTTGCCGCAGATATTCTGTCTACAGTTCTTGAATTATAAGCTCCTACTCCTTCTCCGTTATCCATTTTAATTCCCGGATCACCCATTTTATATAAATCAATTCTAGTTTTTTTTACTTGATTTGGTAAACCTCTTACTGTTTTGTAATCTGTGTATTTGCCAGTTCCTGGATCTGCTTTTGTTGTGTTAGGACCTTGTCTTAGGGAAAATAAACCCGGATTAAAGAATGGTAAATAACCTCCATTTTCTCCTATATCATTATAGGGGTTACTTCTGTATTTTTTTATTTGGGTACTTCCTATCCCAAAAATAGAATGTGCTCCCCCTTTATAATCTAATAAAAAATTAATATCATTAGAAACTGAATCCATCCCTGATGGTAATTCTAATATATGTCTTCCAAATAAATTTAATAATTTATTTTTATTTGTTGATTCATCATCGGGATTGCCAAAATTTTCACTTATACCTTTAATATTATCTCTAGTAATTTTATCATATTTATCTCCTCCTAAATTAAGATCATAATTATATCCTGATTCCTTATTTAAATCTACTAAGCCGTCTTTTCTAAACCTAATACCTGCAGCTCCTGTTCCAGCGGTTAAAAGAGTATTAATAGGTAGTGTTTTACGATTTCGAAGCCCAGTTGCCTCATCAATAGCACTAGCGGCACGTTGTATAAAGTTTTCTTCTTCATCCCCACCACCTTCACTTTTTTCAGGAATTGGTCCTACAGGATTAGTACGGGCTAGTGCTATTTGTGCTGCTGACCAAGCTAGGCCATTTGGGCTAATTAAGATTTTTCCTAATCTTTTTAGGTCATCAATAGCAGCATTACCTAATCCTACAGCCCCTCCCCTTACAAAATTATCAGTTACTTGATTTACAAATCCTAAAGCTCCATTAGTTTCTTGATCTACCTTAGGAAGATCTTTAAGTACTAATGGTGGGTTATCTCCATAACCTAATGACCTTTGGTCAAAAGGAGATCCATCAGGGTTTTGTCCTGAATTTTCGGCAAATCTTAAAATGTTTTGTAAGGATATTGCCATAAACCCTTAATCAGGTAGGTTGTCTGTGTAAAGATCTGGAGTTATTCCATCATTATCTAATCCAGAAGGAACAGAAACACCCCCATAAACCCCTTGATAATTAGGGCCTACTAGTGATCTACCTGCTTGATCTGCTGCTGGTCCAGCATGTAGTTGTGATCCTACAGGAACACCGAATGGGTATAATCCCCTTTCTAGGTCAGGTCCTACAACCGGAAATGCGGGTCCTGTTTGTGCTTCCATGTTGTTAACTTCCCCCTCTTGGACTAAGTCGTGAATTGATGTTAAATTTTTAATTGCCATGATTATGTTGTTTTGTTATAAATATCAAGCAAAGGTAGGACTCGCCTGAAGTGATTGAGTTCCTCCTAGGCCTTTTCTTCCATTGCCATTAGATGCTGCAAATGCGTCCCAGTTATTTTGAACTACTATAGGTTGTGATGGTGCTTGGGATCTAGATCCAGGACCCACTTGTAGGTTATCACCAGGAGTTGTACTAGCCATAGCACCATAATTATCTGTGATTGTAAAAGGACCTTTACTTGATGGTGCAAATCCATCTTTGACTTTAGGGGGTTTACTAAGCATAGTATACATAGCTGCGACTGCCCCAATAGCTAAGGGAATACCAATTCCAAATGGGATTTTTGCAAAGCTACCAAAGGTTTCTGCGGCTGCTTTTACCATACTTTTAGTAGCAGCTATACCGGCTTTAACTGCAAACATACCAGCAGCTACTGCTAGGGCAGCCATAATCCCCACTAATGGACCCATTACTACCTTTAATCCAGCAACATATTCAAATGCTGTGCCTAAAAATTCAACTACAGGTAGTAGTGCTGATGCTACATCACCTATTGTAGTTTGGAACTTTTCCATAGCTAAATTTCGTCTTTCTTCGGCATCGAGTTGTTCTAATTTGTCTGCTAATTCACCTTTACCTTGGGCTCTAAGTTGTTTAGCATTCATGCCCATGGTTTCCTGTTTGAATAACATATCCGCCATAGCATCTGTACTCATCCCCATAGCCTTAGCTAATGCATCCTGTTGTAGGACATTCATATTTGAAAACTCTGCGTGTGTTCCTACATTTTTAGATAATTCCTCAGCTAAGGCAACTTGATCACCTGCTAAAGCTGCTGCCCTTGCTTTTTCTAAGTTTAACTGTTTGCCTGTCAGAAGTTCTGCTTCTAATTCAGCTTCAATACTACTTTCAAAATTTAACATAGTTTTACCAGCCGAAGCTATATCGTCTAGTTCAGCCCCCAATAATTTAGCAGCAGTTACTGCTTTTGCTATTGCTTCTGGGTTTGATCCTAAATTTGCTCTTACTTGACCAGTAATTTTACCTGTTGCCTCTAATACTTCTTTCATATCAAGTTGGATACCTACTCCTCTTTGCATCTCATAAGATGCCCCTAATATATTTTCCTCTACTTCTCTAAAACTTTTTCCTGAGTTTTGGGCTTGAAATGCTAAATTACCAGCAGCTTCAGCTGAGACTCCTACAATTTCTGTAAGTTTAGAAAAAGTAGTAAGCATATTACCACTAAATACAACACCGGTTCCTAGTTGGGTATTTAATTCTGCATTTGCTTTACTTAATCTTACTGAGTTAACTTTTATTGAATTTGTATTTGCTGCGATTGCCGCAAATTCGCGCTTTAAATCTATAGCTTCACTTTTTGATAAATTAAGACTTTTAGCCATTTTAGTAGTCTCCTTATCCGCTGCGAATAATTGGGTTATGAATGTATCCATTGCGGCATTCATAACCCCTTGAAGTTTATTTTTAATATCTAAAAGGGCTAAAGATTTTTGATCTATACCTAAGGCTTTTAGTTTATTTTTACCAGCAGTTCCTGCTAATTTACCTATGTTATCTTGTAGGCCTAATTCTTTAGTTAAGTTGTGATTTAACCCATCACCCGTTTTTAGTGCTTCTTTAAGTTTTTGTAACTTATCATTATCTAAATTTTTTACTTTTTCTTTTAAGTTTTTGATATTTTTTTCACTATCCATAAACTCTTTAGATAAATCCTTACTTTTAGATAAATTATTAGCTGCTTTTTGGGTTAAATCTGATGTTGTTGATAAACTACTATTTAATTCATTAATAAGACTACCTATTTCAGCAAATGTATCTTTTATAATTTTGCTTTCTTTGTCGATATTTTTTAATTTTTCTTTAGCCATCAAATAGTATTATTGTCTATTATAAATATAAAGTAATTAGGTTCTACTCATATTAGGGGTAGCAGGTATACTTTTCATATTTTGTTTAGAAGTATTCATAGCTCTTTCCTCTTCTTCATTGCGTTTTTCGTGAAGATCATTTATTTTTTTAATATGATAGCGCCTAATGTGGATAGGCATAATATATACTTCAGAGTATATAAAACCCCCATTTCCATAATACACTAAATCGTGTATTTCTTGATAAACTTGAAACTTATAATTCGGAGTCAGGCCAAAAAAACGTGATCCCAATTGGGACCCTAACGCCCCCCCTTACGTCTCCAGCTTCATTTTCAAGATCAAATACTAAATCTACATCAGGCTGGATTTTCTTAATGTATGCTCTTAATGCTCTTGCATCGCGTGCTAATAGTTGATTATCTACAAATTCTCTTATAGTTTTGCGTTCTAAATCACCCTCTACGGATAGTATCATGTGTTTTAATCGAGTACTATATTCTGGGGATTCTCCTTTTTTAACTCTTTTAATTCCTTTAATTTCATTATCTATTTTCTTTTCATCACCATGAGTAAGGAGTTTGAAAGTAATAGATTTTTTAATTGTAGGAAGTGTAAATTCAAATTCATTTTGACCTTTAGCTAAAAGATCCTCTTTGTTTAATTCTTTATCCTTTACCTCTGTAAGATCAACAGTGTGTTCTTCATCTTCTATAGTAAATGTGTAATCTTTCCCATATCCTAAAACTCGGGCAGCAACCATAATTGCGTTTTTGTCACCTATTACTATGTCATTATAATCTATAGGGGTTACTATTAGGGATTTTAATAGTTTATCTATTACGGTTCCGTTTTTAATGTAACTTCCATTTGTAAGAATATCTTCTTCTTTTGCAGTCATGTATTTCATTTCTAATACACCTTTTGAAAGAGGATTGTCTTGGGGGTAAATTAATCCCTTTGAAGGTAAAGTAACTTCTTCAGTAGGGAATAGTTGTTTATTTTCCATTTTATAACTTGTATGTTTGCATATACATATACAAAAAAGAGGTGCTTGCGCACCTCTTTAATTTTTTATTTTGGGAAGAATCTTAGTAATTTAAAATCGCATAATCCATAGCAATTGTTATACTAATTTCCATAGGAGTAGAAGATGTCCAATCACCACTTCCAAACTCAACACCTGTTACGAATGCTCCTTTACAAATCCACTCTTCAACAACATCGCCAACGGGGCCTAAAGTATTAAATCTAATATCTTTTTTATAGAAATCAGAGTAACCATCTCTACCTGTTACTGACTCGTGGTGTAAACGAACCCATTCCATTACGGCTTGTGCACCTGAGGGAGTTACTGGATCATATAAAGTACATGTAATTGGACTCCAATCAGATTTGCCTTTTACTTTCCTTTTAACGTTAATATGATCAAGGACTACTTCTTCTGCGGTATATTTTGGTCTATCCGCTTTTTTTATTAAATAAGCAGGAATTCCATCTATATAGAATATAAATCTGTTTGCTAATTTAGGCTCGTAGGCCGTAAAAAACATATCTGCTGAGCTAAGTATTGCCATTGTGTTGTTATTTTATTATAAATATAGAGTTTTTTAACTTTTAGTCATTAAATGTCGCTCCTGTTGGTTGTATTGTGTAATCTAGAATTATAAATTCAGCTGTTCTAGTTGGTTGAATAAATATTTGACCTACTAATTGATTTCTATCTATAGCATCAGCTGTGTTGTTGCTTTCATCCATTACAACCCTAAAGGCAAATAATCCTTGTCTTTGTTGAACTGATTCTAAGAATGGATTAACTGCATTTAAGAATCTATTTCTAGTTACTGTTGTGTTTTGTTCAAAAACTAATTGTTTACTAGTATCTCCTATAAAGTTTTTAAGAGATATAAGTAATCTTCTTACGTTAATACGATCTAAAGCACTTGCTTTCTTTTGAAGTGTCTTTTGTCCATACGCTACAGGTCCTACTCTTGGGAAAGTAGCA